AATCGGATAAGCAATCCAAACGTATTGACCAATATTTATAAATTAACAAATCTTGAGGAGTTGGATTTATCGTATAATAGAGAATTAAAGACATTACCTGTTAGTATCACTAAATTGGTAAAATTAAAGACATTACATGTGTTTGGCATTGAGGGCTTTGAATCTTTACCAAATAATATAGGTAACATGTCAGAATTGGTTAATATAGGAGTCAGTCATAAAGAAAAAATAAATATCCCAAATAGTATATTGAAATTGAAAAATAACGCGCGGGTTGAGTATGCTGCTAATATCAACCGTGTAAGAAACGGGGAAAGTAAAAATAACCGTAACGGAACAATGACCACTAAAACTTATTACAATCGTTGGAAATTCTTTCCAATCAAATATATAAACCAGAAAATACCAAATAATGGTGCGTCTAATTCTCTTTCGTATGTAAACTTCAAAGTCGGTAACACCGCCATGAGAATCAAAAATGCCAATCGATCACCGACGTACATGACGGTAAACACTTTCAAACGATTGGCGAACACGGCGCAGGGTAATAGTACGCATATATATAAACGTAGAAATGACGTCAATAATATTCACGATGTATATAAGCTCAATGGAAACACGAATGTATTCATAAACCCCATGACGACGAAGATGGTTAAGAGATCTAACATAGATTTCGTGAAATTCGTGTAATTATTTTTGTGGACGAATTATCTAAATTTAAGAAAGACATAAAGAAAAAATATGAATAGGTAGTAAGATGCACATACAAGATTATGTGATGAAAAAGCTTACGGTATGTGAGAAGTTTAGGGCGTGGATACTAAAAAGAAGGGTAAGAATATACGAAAAGAAAATGGATCGTCACATCATCAGAGCTTTTAATAATAATATGAAAGCGTGCAGGTACGAGGACCTTCTTAAAAAGTCGGATGAGGAATACTACGATTTCGCCAAAAAAATGAATACGAAATATGCGTGATATTTTTAATTGTTGTCTACTTATATATATGTCGGTCAATAAGTCTAAGATCGATACAGCGTATGACAAGAATTTCATGCCTACACCCGTTAAACGTATACCCAAGAAACAACAGGTATATATAAAAACTAATACTCCTTCAAATGGTTCTCCGAGAACTGTATATCATAAAAAAGCACTGAACAACCATGTTAGTACAGAAATTAAAAATGGGAAAGCACCCAGGTCACCACTGACCCGTATACCACTTAATGATCCATTCTATGCTAAACTTTATACACTTGAAGAGTTGAAAGCCGCTAAAAGCACTAAATCTAACAAATACAAATTGATAGAACACATGAAAACGAGAAAAAAACTAACATCCGAACAAAAATTGAGATATTTGAACCTATTAAAAAGTGGTAGATCACTCGGTGACCTCATAAGAAACGTGAATCGTATAACGCAACCAAAAACATCTATTATCCCAAAAAGTCACAATAACATAAGAAACATTCATGTAGCTCACGATATCGTTATGCAATCAATTATGAACACTAATTATAGGCTATTCATGCCAAAAAATAACCAAAAATACAACAAAAACATTTTTAATAATGTTAACATGTCTATGGTTAAAAAGGTCAGAACTCTCATAATTAAACATATATACGAGGAGCTAGGAGCCTATAAAGATAATAAAACTGGTCGATACGATACTTACGGACTGACAGAACTGACACTTGCATGGAATGTGAAACTACGTCAATTGGAACTGGCTATACTTGCCGTTTCGTATATGGAGAGCGAGAGTGATTTTAAGGATATAAAGGGTATAGAATTTGTTAAACCGGGTCTATACGAGGAGATAAAAAGACACCTTTTTAAAATAGATGGGATAAAAAAAATACAAATATATATAACTCGTTCATTCTATATCCAAATATTCAAGCGGGCAGTTACTACATCATACGCAGAAGAAAGGGCTAAAAAACTTGTAGAGTTTATGACTAGAGACGGTATTTTTGGCTTTGAAGATATAAAATTGGAAGACTGGTTAATTAAGGATTACGAAGACTACATCGACAAAATAGTAAATTCATTAAATAATTATAACATAAACAAGAGCATAACGAATACGAGGAATAAGAAAAATTCTACAGTATCTGATAAAACAAAGGAAATATTAAAGCACGTAGTCAATAAGTATCACCCAAACAACAAAAAGGTTTTAATTAACAAGATAAACGCAGTGGGAATTCGCAATTTCAAAAATATAACTAAAATTATTCCTAAGTCGAGAAAGTGACCACATAAAGTCAATTCAAAAAAACAAGACCTCATGCGGTGCCCCAACTGCAAAACGTGCTTAACTGCTATTAAAAAAGGACACACGGAATGTGTTATGTCTTTCGATTATAGGAAATGCAAGAATGCTTTGATTGAAGCCGCTAAAGCAAAACAGCTTCATGTATACAACGCTCTCAGAGAAAAACATTGGATTCCGCATTTGAACCCCTCCCTTATCGATGACTGGGATACCCTTGGAACTCATCTTATCTTGAATAACTGGTATGATCAATATCATGAAATGTATAGACCCATCATTCAAGAAAGACCCTCTGGTATGGAGCCGCGGCGCAAACAACACGTGCGAAACGTTGTGAATGTGTGTATCAAAGCCAATGACTTACCAACTCTCCGTAAATACGTGTATGCGAGTTCTGTGGTTGGTAATGATTGGACGCTCACTCCATTCATTACGACACACAATGGGTACACGGTCCCGGGCTCACGAATTATGGATTCCTATGCATCTGAAGATGATATGATGCATACGATGGGATTGGCTGTTAAATCCAAGAATAAGGATATTATTAAGGAAGTGTATGGATGGTTTCAAGACAGAAGCGCCCACTGGAATACGTGGGATTTTGATTATGCGATTGAAACCGGTGACACCTCTGTTTTGTTTCAAGTCATCGAATTATGGAGAGATTGTCCGGATGGATTGAGAGGGGTTGGGATCCAAATGAAATTGGCCACTATCGGAAAAAGTCGCTTGGATATGTTAAAGTTGTTGGATGAATTCCTTCCTAACAAGGCATACCCAGATGATATGATGCGCCAGATTAATTACAGTAGAGGTCAATCTACCAGAGCCAGACGAAAGATGGCTTCGTATGTATCCCAAAAGATGCTTGAGCTAGGACGCACACGCACTAACCAAGCGGAGGAGCGACGAGTTGAGCGGGAGAGAATTGAACAGCGCCAGGCCACCGCTGCGCCCGTAGCTCCCCCACAAGAAAGACCCACCAATCTTCAAAAAGTGTTGTCACTGATTGAGGATTGTGAAATTCAAGAGGGAAAGTACCTCGAAATATGCAATCTTCTCATGGATGTACAGCGACGGGGGGTGAGAGCATAGAATATAATAGAAATAGCCATGTAAAAAATATGTAACGAATAAAAACATGCACCTAAAAATAATATTAAAGAATAGGGTTTTGTAGCATATAATGGATAATGTGAAGAAATGTTCAAAATGTCATGAAATGGAGGAGCACGGTATGAACAGGTCGAAACCGGATAAACTACAGTCACAGTGTAAAAAGTGTCAGAAGGCGCACCGCGACAAACCCAAAATTAAAGAAAAGAAGAAGGCGAGTGCCGCCGCGTGGAGCGCCAAACCCGAAACGAAAAAAAGGGTGAACGCGCGGAGGAGGGAACGTTATAAAAGCGAACCGGTGTACCGCACCAGGGCGTGTCTGAGATCGTTACTATGCAATTTCCTCGACGGGACATCGAAGAGTGAGAGCACAGAGGAACTACTCGGGTGTTCCTATGAACAATTCGTCGAGTACCAACTCGCGATCGCGTCGCCGGAGGTTCTAGCCGCCATCACCGCCGGTGTAGAGATCGATCACGATCACAACGTACCCATGACCGTCAAGGGACTCGATCCTAATATTGAATCCCATCGGCGCGCGATATGTCATTATACGAATTTTTTCTGGCTCGAACACCTGGTAAACGATCGCAAAGATAACCACACACCCGAAGGATTCAATTTCGCCGCGTGGCTCGAGGAACAAACGGCGCGCATAGCCGCGTGTGAGGGAAAGACACCCATGGAAACGATCGAACAAAATAGAGAATACATAGACGCCGCCCACGCGTTTGCGGATCGATTCAGAGAACCTTCCTCTCTCACACCATAAAGGACTCGCCACAGCCACACTCAGATCTTCAGGTACTTTGTTAAATTTGTGTAAGAATAGGCCTAAGTCAGCTTAAAGACCTGTAAAAGTTACTTCAAAAAAACAAGAACCTATATCAATGCGCTGCCAAGACTGCAAAACTTGCTTATCTGCTATCAAGAAGGGGCACATTGAGTGTATGAAAACCTTCAACTACAAGAAATCCAAGAAAGTCATTGAAGCTGCTGCTACTCACCAGCAGCGAAACATCTACAACTTCCTCAAGACATATGGTGGCCCCAGATCTCTTGAGGTAGAAATCGAACTTTGTGCCAAGAATCAATGGTTGGATGAATATTATTCGTTTTTCCGTTCGGATCTTCGCTACGTGGCGATCGGGGGCACCCGTGAGGACAAATTGCGTATCTTTCGTCAAATGATA